TACTAAGAACAATTACGGACCGTTAACGCCCCATACAGCACGGGAATCAGACCAGCCAAAGCTGTAACGCTCGTAGCCTTTTGCTTTGACGTTCATAGTGTCAAAGTCATTGTCTTGATCAAACGTGATGGCGTGACGCTCATAGTACTTCATACCAGTACCACCAGGGATAGTGTTACGGATAAACCAAGCGTGAGGAGCACTGAAGTAGTGGTTCACTTTAAAGCCACCAGGGAGGTAGTTACCAGACTTGATGACGTTGATGTCATTGTTGGCATTACCAGTTTGGTAACTAGAGTGAAGAATGCGTTGAGCATTAAACACTTCTTGGCGAGCAATATGCAAGTCTTTTGGTTGAATAGCGACCAACAAACCACGGTCGTTTTGCAAACCCATGATTGCAATCACTGCATCTTCCATAGCAGCTTCTGACAAATCCACATCAACCGCAGGTTTGTTAGCCCAAGTACCACCAGTAGTGTTGGGATGGTCTGTAGCACAAAGTGCTTTGCCATCACCACCAGTATAGGTAGAACTAAACGCACGGTTGTAAACGTTAGCAGCTACGTTTTCTTTCGTTTGACGGAAAGACATAGCGAGTGCTGCTGCACGTTTTTTGGACACTTGCTCATACAAGTTATCGTCCATCTCTTCTTTAGTAACAATATAGCCCATTGCGTATGCAACGTGCGTATAACGAGTTACATAGCCTTGCACTTCAGAATCATACTGAACGCCAGAGCCTTGTGACTTAACTGGTACAAGACCAAATCCAGTCAGTTGAACATCTTCTTCGTAGTTCTGAGTAGAGGTATCCTTATCAAAGAGATTTGGATACTCTTCAGGATGCTCGTCATAAGTTTGTCCCCACCAAGCTTTAATGCCAGGCCATAGTGCTTTCGGATGGGAACTGGTTGTGATAATGCCAGCCATAATCTATTCTCCTAATTAAATGCCAGCAGTGCCAGTTCCGGCAGCGTAAGCGTGATTGTTAATTTTAACCAACAGCTTTGCGTAAGCAGCGGCAGGGGTGTTGTCAACTCGTTGGGTAAAACCCATAAGCTTTAAGTTAGCAGTGGTGCTATCCGTAAGAGTGGCAGCAGTTACAGTGCCAGAATCACTATAGGTAGTTGCACCAGCAGCAATCAAAAAGTTAGTGTTTAGACCAATGTTAGCAGTTGATGTAGGAACTGTTTGACCATCTTGAATTTCAAAGATTAAATTTGGATCATCAGCAACTAAAGCATACTGAACAACAGTAGCACTAGCTTGAATGCTGCGGATAGTCAAATCAATGTTAGTTGCAACCAAGCTAACTCCAGGGGGAGAAACAAGGAAACCAACTACAACACCAATGATTGCAGAACCAGCAACACCGATAGCAATACCAGAAAGACCGTTAGTATCAGCATTACCACTCAAGGTAACGGGATCACCAATGTACAGTGCAGAACTGTTAACGGGCACAGAGTACAACCGAGCTTGACCTGTGTAGGGTGCTCCGTTGAGATAACTGACAGGTTTTAGGCCGCCAGGACGATTTACGTTTGCCATAAAAAACTCCAGATAAATTAAGTGAGTTTGATGCCATCCCTAGGAGTATAGAACGCTGGATTGTTTCCAGTAACTTTACCACTACGAATTGATTCATCAATACGATTATTCTTAGCTTGAAGTTCAGCTTGATCTTGCTCGTACCATTCTTGCCGAATCTTCATTAAGTATCCGTATTGTTCCGTGCCTTCAGCACGAGGGTTTACAAGATACCTAATCCTTTCTCCGAGGTCGCCATTACGACTAACCACATTTTCACTCACGCCTCCTACTTCAGTAGGGGTAACAAACTCATAGCCACTATCCATAGCTTCTTGAATTCGACTCCCCGCATCTGTGAAGACATGGAGATGATACCCTGGAATCTGGTTTCGGACGCTTAACTTAACTTCTGTGCCATTAAAGACATTTCTTCGTTTTCGAGTTGCAACCGCAGTTGTATCTGTGCTTGTATTAGTGTCGCCTTCTTGGGGGACAAGTCTACTTGCAGCTTTTTCCAACATACGCTCACGTTTTTCAAACTCATTTAGTGCGCGGGGCATATTAATTTCCTTTAAGTTTATAAAAGTTAATTCCAGTCAAAGTCTGCAACATACTGTTCACGAGTCATAAGTTTTTGCTTAACAAACCGATCACATGCTGCTTTTGCTTCAGGCGGGAGGTTGTCATAAGATTGAGCATTACTGCCACCACTACGACCAGCTCTTCCTGACCCAGACTCAACTCGACTACTTGGTGATTGTTTCTTTCCACCAAACTTATTTGGAAACTCTTCTGCTAACACTTCATCAAGCTTATCTAGAAATGCTTGGCCTTTAAGCAAAGGAAACTCTAATCGAAGACTTTCACCAATACCGTTAACTATACCTGTCAGCCGCTTGTCTTGACCAAACCATGAGTTGCGATCTAACCAAGCTTGTAAACCTGGATCAATAGCCTCTGGTGTTGGCTCTGGTTCTTTAGCACTGACAACATCTTTAACAGCTTGTTTAGCTTCTTTAAAGTTTTCTTTAGCTTGGTCCAATGCATCATCTAGCGCATTGACTTTCTGTCCGTCACCATCGCTAATAGCTTGGGCACGGCTTTCTTTAATCTCTTGAATACGACTCTCGTACTCTTGAGCTTTACGTTCGTAAGATTCTCTTTGGAACTTTTTAAATTCCTCTGCTGCTTCACGAAATTCTTTAAGCTGATCTTTTGTAGCTTGTAAGTCTTTTATAAGGTTCTCATTATTCTTACGCAGAATAGGGAGAATCTCTCGACCACGTTTTACAAAAGTATCAGCATCAACCCAATCAGACTCATTGCCTCGAAACCGTTCTTTAGGAACCCATCCTTGTGACTCGGCTTCGTGCTGAACTTCAGGGGATACTTCGTTACTAGTAACACTTTCTTCACTCATATCTTACTCCTACTTTTTAAAAGATGTCAACACAACTAATAGCCAAAGTTTAAGTTCTAGCTAAATACGGATCAACAAGGTCTACATCTGCATCTAAAGTGCCCGTTATATCCTTGTCGTTAACCATTCGGTATTGCTTTCCATCTTTTCCACGATAAAGCAAACCAGCATATTTAGCAAAAATAACTTTGTCTCCAACCTTACACCAAGGTGCAGGTTCGTCAGCATAGCAATCGTCACCCATCGAAATGACAATGCCAGTAGTGTTTCCCATCTGTTCTCGTTCTTTAGAAACTTCTGTAGTTAGAATAATTCCACCTTCAGACATTTCTCTTACTTCTTGAGGCTTAATAAGCACTCTCCACCCAACAGGGTTAATTCCTGATTCATTACTCATTGGTTTTTCTCTCTTAGATAGTATCGAACAAATCTTCATATTCAAGGTTCAGAATAATTGCAATTGCTCGGCATCGACCTTTTACTTCTACCTCATCATCAAACGCATTGTTGATAAGACCTTCTTTCATAGTTTCCCTATCATTCTGCAACATCTTCATTAGACGTTTAGTAACAGGATGAAAAGTCCACTCTTCAAAGTTTTCACGACTTACTGGTTCCATTCTCTCTCCTTAAAAAACCTTTACTACATCATCATCTGCGGCATATCCATAGGCATCTGTGCTTGCTCTTTATCTTGCTGCGGTTGTGAGTCTTTTATCATTCGATCATAGACATCGTTCATAGTTTTAATAGAACTAAGAACACCTTCTCTACGCTCACGTTGCAAACCAATTTGCATATTAATCTCTTGGATACGCATCCGTTCACCTTCAGTAGCAATGCCAATTTTGATTGACTCTGCTTCTGCTTCTAGCTTTTGAATCTGTGCTTGATTAAGTTCTGCTTCACTCATTAGTTTGAGCAAAGCCATTTTCATATTCAATTGATCCGAAGCTTGTTTAGCCTGAATCTTAAGCTGCTCAATTTGCAACTTAGGATTAGGAGGAGGTTGCACAGCATTCGGTCCTTTAGGATCAGGAAGAATTTTGTCAATGTTAGTAACCTTCATTGCTTTCAAGAAGGTGTACTCAGCTTCATAACGGTTGTACAAACCAGGAGTAGCTTGCACCCTAGCAGCAATAGCAGAAGCTTGGTTCAAACGTTGGGTATCAGAAGTGATACTTGGATCAGCAGTAGGCATTACATCCGTAACTGGGCCTTCATAGTCTGTAGACAAAACAAGTCCTGTGTTCTTTGCATTTGAAACGTAAGGGGTGTTCTCAGTAACAAATATCTGATTAAGACGATACAGCTTACGAAACTCTTGTTTAAGACTGCGGTGAGTGCGTTTAAAGATACCGTTAAATATCTTCATGCCTTGTTCAGCCATTGTGCGAGAAGTTTCAGCAGGAGTATTCTGACCAGGATTCTGACCAGAAAGAATGTCTACAGAACCACCAATACGTTCGCCGTAGTTAATCAACAGGTTCAACAGAGTAAACAAGACTTGAGAAGGCTCACGGACTGGCAAAGGAACAATGCCTTTACGCAGATCATCTCCAGTTGTATCTACGTGTTTCCACTCCATAGGATTGAAAGAGTAGTT